TCAGGCTGGCGCTGACGACAGCTGTCGGGTCGGGCACGACCGGAAACGTCCGCGTCATGATCAACGGCGTGCAGTGGGGGCCGACGACCGTGGCCGGCATGCCGTTCGACTACACCGGCCCGCACGGCATCGCCTCCGGCGCCGAGTACACCCTCACCGTCGAAGCCCAACGGACCGGCGGCGCCAACAGCGTCGCCGCCCAGGTCGGCCTCATTCGCGCCGTCCGCTAGGAGAGACGCCGTGCGCTTCATCAACACCCTCGGCAACCTCCAGGGGCCGGCGTTCACGGCGGCCCTCGACGCTTACGCCCAGGAGGAGTACCGCACCGGCCGCGCGGGCGAGGCGTCCCCGCCACAGTGGGGACAGGACACCGTGTACGGCGAGCTGTGGCTGCTGGCCATCGCCCGTCCGACCGCCGAGGACATCGAATGGGTGGTGTACGCGATCACCAGCGAGGACGACATCCCCGGCTGGCCGCACCGCACCGGCGAGTACACGGGCGGCCCGCGGACCGCCGTCGACCTGGCCCAGCCGTATGCCACCGCCGGCCACCAGGTCGTCCTCCGGCACTACTCGGACTTCTCGACCGACTTCGACGCCGCCGACGTCGCCCTCACCTGAACACCTGGAGGCACCCCATGGGTGAGATCTGGATCCCCGAGGCCGAGCGTCTCGGAAGCGGCAGCATCGGCGGCACCATGGACACGCCGAACGCCCCGCCGCGCGTCGTCTGGCACACCACCGAAAGCGGCGCCGGGAACACGGCGTTCACCAACGTGGGTGCCTACCTCACCAGCGCGGCGTCCGAGCCACACATCCTGTACGACCCGACGACGGACAGGCTCGGCCAGTACGGCCCGCTCAACCAGTCCGCCCGCGCACTGCGGAACGCAGGCACGGTCCGCACCAACCGCACCGGCAAGGTCTGCATCCAGATCGAAGTCCTCGCCAAGGCCGGCACCGCGTTCACCGGGTACTGGAAGCCGGGCAAGAACTTCCGCGCCCTGCTCCGCGCGATCCGATCCTGGGGTGTCCCGGACGACTGGCCCGCAGGTCGCCTCGCTCAGTCGTACAGCGACGACTCGCCCCGCTCCTTGTCGATCTGGCAGACGCGCGGCGGCCACTACGGCCACTCCAACATCCCCGGCAACGACCACTGGGATCCCGGAGCGATCGACCGCACCGCGCTCCTGGCCGCCGGTGCCGCACAGCCCACCACCCCGCCCTCACAGGAGGACATCGTGACCCCAGCCGAAATCCAGGCTGTCGCCGAGGCAGTCTGGAACTACCAGCTCCCCAACCTGCGCAACGACGGCACCCCGGACGGCACCAAGAAGAGCGCCTACTGGTGGCTGATCTGGCAGGACGTCTTCCAGGCCCAGACCCTGAAGGCGATCGCCGACTCCAAGCTGAAGCCCGCCGACATCGCCGCGGCCCTCGCCGACGGCACCCTCAAGCTGAAGCTCGTCGTCGAGCCGGCCGCAACCCCGAAGGCGGTCTGACATGAAGCTTTTCAACCGGGAACCCGCTCTCTGGCTCGGCCTGGTCGCCATCGCCGTGAAGCTCCTCGCCGCGTTCGGCGTGGACGTCACCGCGAACCAGCAGGCCGTCATCAACGCGGTTGCCGCAGCCCTCGTCGGCCTGATCCTCGCCGTCGTCGCCGGCGACGCGATCGGCGCCGCAGTCCTAGGCTTCGCCCAGGCCGCCCTCGCGCTCGCCGTCGGATTCGGCCTCGACTGGTCCGCCGAACAGCAGGCCGTCGTCCTCGCCGCCGCAGCCGCGGTCGTCGCCATGTGGGACCGGACGCAGATCACCGCCCCGGCGTCCGCCGCCGCGGTCGCCCCGGTCCGGAGCGTGTAAGTGCGGCGCCGCGTCGCCAGGTGGCTCGGCAAGCGCCTGGGCCGCCGCGGCCCCTTCCTCCTCTTCATGGGAATCGGCAAGATCTGCTTCGGCATAGGGCTGATCGTGGAACCGCCGTCCACGCTCGGCCTCGGCCTACTCACCCAGTACGCGCCCCTGCACTGCTGGGCCTGGGTGTGGATCCTCGCCGGAATGGCCACGTTCGTCTCCGCCTGGCTGCGATTCACCCAGGACGGTCTCGGCTTCGTCGCCGCCAGCATCCCCCCAACCCTGTGGGCATTCGCCTACGGCTGGGCCGGACTGCTCGGCGACTACGCCCGCGGCCTGTGGATCTTCGCGTGGTACATGACATCCCACTGCGGGATCATCTGGTGGGCCTCCCGTACACCTCCCGGCGGCGGACGATCCCCACATCAGCGGGAGGTGGCTGAGGGGAGACCCGGATGAACGGGTGGTGGAGTCTCATCGGAGCGGCGGTCACCGTACTCGGAGTCGTTACGACCGGCTGGTTCACCTACAAGGGAACCCGGGTGGCCGCTGCCATCCAGGCCGGGCCGGCAGCGAAAGCGCAGGAGTTCGCTGTCCTGCAGAAGACCGTGGAACGAGTCGACGAGGAGAACGGGGAACTCCGGGGCAGACAGTCCCGGCTGGAGTCCGTTGTCCGGGCCTTCGCCTGGACGTGCGACCGATGGTCCCGGCAGATGCTCCAGGCTGGCATCGAACCTGAGACTCCACATCCTCTGGTCGAGGAGTACAACCGAACTGGAGTGTGAGCCCACCGTTCAGCTGGCCGACGCCGTACCATGGAGCCAAACCTCGGGCCGACTGAGGGACGTCCGTCTTGATCACCGGGCGTTGCCCTGCGGCCAGTACCGAACGCTCTGCAGGGAGTGCACGCCTTGCCGGAGCTAGTACGGCTGGAAGCAAGACAGCGAGGGCATGGGCTCCTCGCATAAGCCTCGCCCCCCTCCTTCGGGAGGGGGGCGCTTTGCTGTGCCCGGGGTCATGCCGGCGGACGGCCGCTCCCCTTGAAGCCGATTCCGCTGTCGGGGTCATCCTCACCAGTGGCGATCACATGCCCCTCCTTGCCGTCAGGGAGTCGGATGGAGGCGATCCGCGCGTTCAGGAACGCCCAGCCGAGCCCTTCCTCCTCGCTGCCCAGAGACCCGAACCAGTCCTTCGGTTCGCCCCCGTCGCCGTAGATGCTTGCTCGGACATACACGTCATGCTCGGCGCCGTCGAGGATGAGGACGGCTTCGGTCTCAAGGATTCTCGCCATGTCCCCAGTGTGGACCCGCACGCCGACAGCCGGGGTCGGTCGCGATAACCCCCACGTACCGGCGTCGAGTTGAGGCGTTGGGGCCAGATAAGATGCCATATCGGCGCCCAGAATTGGTACAATTGAGCATGCCTCGAAACTCGTCCGATGAGCGTTCAGGTCAGGGTGAATCCACCTACCAGGTCTGGTACTGCAAGCGCTGCGACAAGGCTTGCAAGATCCAGCCGCCCACCATCAAGCCCGGCTGCCGCTGCGCGAACCCAGTCCCTGGGCTTCGCCCCACGCTGGTAACGCAGATGGCCCAGACGAAGCCTCGCCCCGTGCAGGCCCTCACTGAAGAAGAGGGCCGACTGCGAGCCCTCGCCCGCAAGGGCCAGCGAGTGCGGGTCACCTTCGAAGCCGAGATCACCGAGGCGTGGACCTCGGCCGGACGTGATGGCATCAAGCGCATTCAGTTCGTCGTCACGACGCCGGACGGGCGCCGCCACTCCGTGAATCCCGCCAAGCACGGACTCCAGATCGAAGCCCTGGCGGAGGGGGAATCCTGTGAGTGAGAACCGGCGCCGCGAACTAATCGACGGCATGGGAGGCGACGTGGTGAACGCCGAGCGGCCGACCGAGTCGCTGACAGAGAAGTCTGCACGCCTGCATGGCGAGTCGCCGCTGATCACTGACCACTGGTTCCGCGAGGAGCCAGTCCGCCCTGACGGATCGGACGGCTACTGGATCTGCGACCGCTGCGGTCAGCACCGAGGCGACCACCTCCAAGCCGAGGGCCACTGGCTGCTGCCGCTCCACACGTTCACGCCCCAGCGGATCCGCCCCTCGCACTGCAAGCCCTGCGGCCGAGAACGGCGCCACACCACACACACCCCATGGCTCTGGGAGCAACTGGAGGACGTGACATGACCGATGACCAGACGACATGGGGCTCCGTGTTTGACTCTCCGTGCCTGCTACGGCTGGGGCCGTGGCGCATCGACGAGTGCGCGGAGTGCGAGCTGTGCGGAGGCTGCGCCACCCACGAGTGCTACGAGAAGGACTCCACGGCCGTCCTTCACATGGACTGGTTCCGCGACTTCGCCTCCCCGGGTGAGCCGGAGTGCGGCAGCATCGGCGGACCGGCAGACTGCGTGCCCTCGCAGTACAGGCCCCGGCCCTGCAACCTCCCTGCAGGGCACGATGGGGACAACCACCGGGCGCGGATGGGCTGGTCGTGGCCAGCAGGCAAGAGGGCAGCAGCGTGACTGACGCGCCTCTGGTCCCGTACCAGCCCAGCGCCGCCCCGGCCGCCTACGATCCGGCGACCCTCGCCGTCCTCGCCGCCATGGAACAAGCCGCCGAAGAACACCTCGACGCCATCCGCCCCCACAACACCAAACGCGGATACGAGAACGACTGGAACCTCTGGGCCGAGTTCCAGGACTGGCTTGCCGAACGCACCGGCCACCGGATCCCGCTTACCGCCGTCACCAAGGGCATGCTCGTCGGCTTCGTCGTCTGGCTCGACACCATCAAACTCGCAGCCCCAGCCAGCATCGACCGGCGCATCACCGGCGTCACTGTCACCGCGCGGGGGCTGGGCGTCGAAGTGCCCAAGGAGGCGACCGTCGCCGCACGCAAGGCGCTGAAGCCGCTCAAGCTCGACCCCGACCGCATCGCCCGAGGCCGCGGCAAGGCCCCCGCCGCCACCCCCGAACAGCTCCGCCAGATGTACGCTGCCGCGCCCGCCGGACTCGCCGGACTCCGCGACCGCGCGCTCTGGCTCATGGCGTTCGGGATCGCCGGCCGGTCCGCCGAAGTCTCCGCCCTCCGGGCCGACGGCATCAAGCACGTCAGCGAAGGCCTCGACGTCCACGTCCCCTCCGTCAAAGGCCGCCCACCCCGCGACGTCGTCGTCGCCTACGGCAAGAACCCCGACACCTGCCCCGTCCGCGCCTGGCTCACCTGGAAAGCCGCCGCCGGGATCACCAGCGGCCCCGCGTTCCGGCCCGTCAGCGTCCACGGGCACCTCGGCGCCGACGGGCTCACTCCATCCGGCTGTCAGGAGATCATCTCCCGCAGCGCCGAACGCGCCGGAGTCGCGGTCCGGCTCACCGGCCACAGCATGCGGGCCGGGTTCATCACCACGTCCCGCAAGGCCGGGAAGCGTGAGGAGAAGATCCGTGCGCAGTCCGGGCACGCAGCCAACAGCCCCGTGTTCTGGGGGTACATCCAAGAAGCTGACCGCTGGGTCGACGCCGCGAGCGACGACATCGGACTCTGACCAGGACTTAAGGGAACGTTATGTGCTGGCCCGCAACGATGAAGGGAGGGGAGATGGAAGCCGAGGAGAAGTGCGCCTCCTGCAAGCAGGAAGGCAAGCACCTGTGGTGGTGCCCTACCAGGCGCCGGGACCACGTCCCAGCCTGACCGCCCTGCCACACTGGAGCCTCGCCCCGAGGAGCAGCGCATGTCCGACACCGTCAGCCTGACCGTCACTGCCACCGTCGCCGGCCAGCTGTGCCGAGTCTCGATGCCGTACCCGCGGCACTGCTGGGATGGCGTGAGCGAGGAGGATCGCGAGCAGCTGCGGCTGATCGCTCGCTGGCGGTTCAGCAGTTGGGCGGCCGAAGAGTACGGCGTCAGGCTGCCCGAGGCCGAAGTTGACGCCCTGCCCGTGACCGCCAGCTAAGTACTGCCCGCTGTCGGCGCCCCGTGCCACACTGGACGCGAGCCCCTGATACGGGCAGGCGTGCCGGACGCTTGATCGGCGTCTGCGCGGGGCGGGCAGCGCGAACCCCTGCGCCGGGGAGGGATGTGAAGTCCCGGCCCGCCACCATCGTCGAGAAGCCCCCAGCCTCAGGCTGGGGGCTTCTCGCTGTCCTCATACACGTGCGGCCATCCACCCTGCCAGGCGATCACCTCCGAGTCCCCGAGCACGAGCTCTTCCGCATCAGGCAGGTCGATGCGCCGCAGGAACTCGATCAGGTCCGCGTCGCTGTGGGCGATGCCGAGGACGGTGTCGATGCCGTGGATGCGGATGGCGACTCGCCGGCCGCCGGTCGGGCTGATGCGGTGCACGAGGATCGGCGCATGCTCCATACGTTCCAGCGTGCGCGAGCGCGGCTAGTCCAGCACGCCGAGGATGCTGTCGGGGGAGCAGTACGGGCAGGCGGGGATCCGGTCGACGCCGAGCGCGCGGAGGGCGGCATCGCGGGTGATGGGCCGCATCCGCCAGCCCTTGCCGCCCATGGTGCAGCCGCCGACGTGGACGACCGCGGGGTGCTTGGAGAGGTCGAGTTCGAGCTGCCAGTCGGGCGGCGCGGCTGCGGGGAGGCGGGAGGCCTGCTCGGCCAGGCGTTTCTCCTCGGCTGCGATCCAGCCGCGGGTCCGTTCCAGGTCGCCGATCTGTACCCGCTCCAGGAAGCGGAGGAGGTCGAGACGGGACGGCTGAGCATCGGACACAAGTTCGATTCTACGACGATCGGCGCACGCCGTTGTCAGCACCCGGGTCTACAGTCGGACCATCCCATTCAAGGGTTGAGGCGGGCTGCCTCGCTACACGATCCCGCCCCACCGGACCCCAACGGGGACAGCGCCCGGCGGGGCGGAGGTCTGTCAGACGTCGGCCGGCTCCCGGGCCGCGTCCTTCGCGGCCTTCTCAAGCTTGTGCCGGTCCTGCCCGGTGGCCTTCGCATGCTCGGTCACCGCGGCCTGCAGGGCGTCGGCCGCCTCCAGCCACGGCCGCCACGCCTCCCTGCTGTACGGGCCGGCCAGCGCCTGCTCCCGTGCCGCATTCGCTGCACGCTGGAGCTCGATCAGTTCGTCGGTGAGTTCGATTGCCGCCAGCGGATCCTACGCCGCCAGCTCCTGCTCGGCGCGGACCGCCTCAGCCCACTCCACGATCAGCCGGTGATAGCGGTCACGATCCCCAGGCTCCAGCGAGCCACCCGCCCACAGCTCGCGGATCTCCTCGTTCACCAGCTCGGCGGACCGGATCATGCCGCCATGCTACGAGCCGCCACCGACATCCGGAACCGGTCGGCCAGCAGCCCACAACGTCTCCGCGTGCTGGGCGAACCGGTCGTACAGACCGTTCGCCTGCAGGCGCCGCAGGTGCAGCATCGGCGACTCATGGCCCAGCTGGTCCGCAATGTGCGGGGTCACGAGCGCCTCGTCGTCGAAAGCGAAGACGCTCAGCGAGATGTGCCCGTCGGAGAAGCGGGCCTCCAACCCCGGCAGCGGCCCCAACTTCCGCAGCTGCTCCAGCGTGATCCGGATCCGCGTCGACACCGACAGCACCGCATCCTCGACTCCCTCGCGCCGGCGGGTCACCTCCGACTCCGGATCGCCCAGCAGGAACCGAATCCGGCAGCCAGCCTCCGCCTTCGCCCGCAACCGCTCCGCCGCCCGTGGCTGCTCCTGCCACAGGAAGTAGTTGGTGTAGCCGGCGAAGAAGACATCCCGCTCGGCGCCGTCCAGCAGCGACGACCACACCGTCGGCGGGCACTGGTTCCGGTAGGCGTAGGAAGAGACGAGCTCCCGGTCCACGCCCGTCTTGATGGCTGCCCTCACAGCGCGCGGCCACAGCATTCCCGGATCCACTCCCAGCACCTCAGCGACCGCGGCCCGCCTCGGTGCATGCGGAGTCCGCGCCGGTAGATCCACCCACCGGTCGACCGTCTTCACGTCCACGCCGACCCTACGGGCCAGCTCCTCCCGGGTCACCCCGCGCCGGGCCATGGCGTCCCTCAGCATGACGTTCACGGGCCGACGCTACCGGCGAAGTGTCCTAGGCGTCCCGGAAAGGCGGGTGGAAGCGTCCCACGCAGCCGGGCAGAGTACGGGCATGAGCGACACCCTCCCCCTCCCGCCGGTCGGCGATCTGTCGGAGCAGCAGGTCCGCGGTACCGCGTGCGTCCACTGCGGGATCTGCCTCGGCGACGGTCCGGCCGTCGACCTGGGCGAGCAGCAGGCTCACATCGGCGACCTGCGGGTGCGCTGGTTCCCGCGGGCCTGCCGGCAGCACGGAGGGACCTAGACTCCCGTCGCTCCTGCTGCGGCGGCGGTGGGAGCGACGGGTACGCATTCGTAACCGGCCAGTAGGTTTGTGTTCGCTTCAACAAATCCGCTCGGCCGTATGTTCGAACGAACATCAGTCAACCGCTAGGTAGAACCTGACGGTTGGTGACGTTTGCGCAGGTCGAACGCGTGGTGCGGGTGCATATATCTGCGAAGCCACTAGCCCTAGATGTGTAGGACATGCAGACTGGGGCAATCGCAGGGAGTGGCTGAAAGACAGCTATGCGTTTGGCGGAAGCAAGCTCTTCACCGAGATCCGGAGGACGCAGGCAATGCGCAACAGATGGCTGATCTTGGCGTCCGTCGCGCCGCCCTCGAGCCTCTGGACGGTCGACCGGTCGATGCCGGCCTGTTGCGCCAGACGCTCCTGTGTCAAGCCCTCGTGAATTCGGGCCACGCGGATGCGGTCGCCCACGCTTCTCTGGACTTCTCGAATCCAACGATCTTGTTCTGCTGACACTAGCCCAGGTCAGCTCAACAAGATCAACTTGTCAGCAGCAGAATTGAAGCATCTTGTGATCTTGATCGATCGGTCGACCGACAGGAACTGGGTCGACCTCGAGAGGCGTTGCCCTCTCGCCGAAAGCGACCATCCGTCGGCCGCAGCACCCCAGTAGCGGCCGACGGATGGTCTCGATCTCCACTCCGGCTGTCCGGGGTGGGGGAGTGGTCTGCGGCCCAGGGGCGTCGACCGCTCGCTCGCGAAGGCGGCCGCGGCAGGGAACGAGTGCCTCCCCAGGTGCTCTCTGTCGCGGCTTCCTTTTGCGGGACTGGGAGACGACTGGGAGATGATCATGATGGACCACGGCAAACTTGAGCTGACTCAAGCTAACTAAGGCCATCTTGGCTAGGCTGCAAACCCCAAGCTGCTACTGAGTGGGCAGGTCAGGAGCAGCGGACCGACGTCGCTCTGGTTGATCCACGAGATCTCGCAACATTAAGCCCTGGCAGGCCCTGGGCCAGCGGATCCCTTGATCGCGATCGGTGGAGTGGGAAACAACTGGGAGATGATCTAGGGAATCTGGCCCTTCAACCTCTCCTGGAGCCCTTCCCAACGCTCCTGCATCGTCTTCATGATGGCCTGTTCCATGGCCACTGTCACGCTGCTGTACGTGCCCTCTACGCCACCCAGCTCGTGCCCCATGCGGGCCTCCACCGCGTACCTGTTGTGGCCGTGCTCGTCGAGCCACGCCTTGTGTCCGTGGCGGAGCAGGTACAGCCTCCGCCCTTTGAACTCGGGCACCTTGGGAATCTCGGGCCGCGGAATGCGCACGCGGGGCCCCTCGGGCCGCTCGTCGGCGCCGTGGGTGATGGTGCGCCAGTACGACTGGTTGAAGTCCTGGGCGGCCAGGCAGCGGCCCCGGGCCGACGGGAAGACCCATGGCCGGTTGTGCGACTCCAGCACTTCGGTCAGCATCTCGGCGAGGAACGGCGGGACCACCAGTGTTCGGGCACTGGCGTACTTGGGTGGGAAGTACTCGACCTCACCCCTGCCTACCCGGGCGGTGCGCTGCGCCTGCCACTGCACACGAATGGCCGGCATGCGATCGTCGCCCGCCCCGTAGCGCTTGAGGTCATCGGCGTAACGGTCGGTCTCGTCGGGATCCTCGCGTGGATCGGAGGCCGGCCAGTAGGGGTAGCAGTGTTCACGCCGCAGCCCGAAGAGCTCACCCGGGCGCATGCCTGTCATCGCCATGGTCCAGATCAGGGCGTAGCCCGGTTTCCCAAGGACCACTTGGGCGTTGCGCGCAAGTGCCTCAACCGTCTCCTCGGAGAGGTCCCGCTTGCGTTCCTTCGGCTTCTTGACGAACCTGCCGCGGCGCTTGGTCCGATCGACGGGGGAGACTTTGATGAGTCGTGGCACGGCATCGTC